AACTACATCAGCTGAAGAATCAGCAAGAGTCACCGATATAGCGTATGAGCGATCATCTGGAGAACATAGAGGCAAAAGAGTAGGATATGCCAAAGCACTGGTTTCTGAAGATTTAACCACAACACCAGCACCAGCAACACCAGCAACACCAATACCAGCAACACCAGCACCAGCAACACCAGCACCAGCAACACCAGCACCAGCAACAGCAGTATCACAAACATTTCCTGTCACAGACACAGGAAAAGCAACAAGAGTACCAAAGACACCTTCCGGACCACTAGATTTAGCTCAATCATTTTTGGGTAAAAGTGAAGGAAATGCAGATGATGAATTAAATGCATTTATCGGACAGAACTTTGGATCGTTTAATGTTAAGAAAACACCTTGGTGTGCAGCATTTGTAAATTCTGTACTACACGCTTCCGGTTATAAAGGAACAGGAAGGGCGGATGCCAAAAGTTTTTTGAATATGCCTGGTGTTGTTTATGACAGACTGACAGACAAAGGAAATGTACAAGATGCAAAACCTGGTGATATAGCTGTTTTCACTAGAAAGGGTGGTGGCCATGTTGCTTTCGTTAAGTCAGTTGACATGACTGGTATCACAGTTGTGGGTGGAAATCAATCGGATAATAGTTCTGGTGGTCGGGTGTCAGTAGTAAAAAGAAGTTTTAAAGACCTTTTGGGTATAAGAAGGCCTGGAGAGTCCGGTGAGATTACATTATTGTCAAAAAATACACCTGTGACAGATACACCAAATGCACCTAAAAGTGACAAAATTGATACTGGAGCTTTCATGGAAGAAGCAAAAAACCAGTATTTAAAGTTCTCATCTCTTATGTCCGATTTAAACGATCCAGAGAAACGTAAAGAAATAGAAGATAAATTGCAAAATACATTTAAAGATATACCAAGAAAAGAAAAAATGGTTCCAAACTTAGGTCAATTTTTTCAGCAAAATACTACTATAATCAATAATAAACAAGAAAAAAGATATATTAGTAATTTTTCTACTAATCGTCAAGAGGATTTACCAGCAATGTTTATAGATCCGGGATTACCAAATGGCTAAGAAAAAAACAGTTAGTAAGATAGCATTAGTAACGGAATCTCTTCGTTCTCAAAATCAACAAATATCTGATTTGCAAAAAGATGTTTCTGAATTGGAAAACATTGCTCTTCTGATACTTGAAAAAGTGAGAAGAATGGAAAAATATCCCGTGGTTCAAACCAAAAAAGGTAAATTGATACCATCAAAAGTCGGTCCGGGTAAGAGTGCTACATTGCAAGCAGCAAATGATCCTATGATCGGTGACACTGAAAAGAATACTGCAAACGATATTCTGATGAAAATTTATAATTTCATGGTTAAGAATGCAGAGAAACAGAGAAAAGAAAAGGATCTTGAAAAGAACTTTGAACAAGAAAATAAACAGGAAAAACAAAGAAGGTATGAGAAGGTAGTCAAAGAAGTTGGTTTGGATCCAAGCAAATTAAAAAAGAGGGGATTTCTATCAACAGCCGGAAAATTAGTAAAAGGTACTTTTTGGGCTGGACTCGGACTGGCTATAACCGGTTTAATATACTTGTTTAGGGATGAAATAAAAGAATTTGGTAAAAAACTCTATAATAATATATCAGATTTGGGTAACACTATCGTAAAAGGACTAGATTTTATTAGTGGTATACTGAAAGAGATGACGAAATTATACGATGAATATGTGAAACCTTTAATAGAAAAAGTAAAAGAAAGTTCAATATTCAAGGGTTTAACTGATAGTACTAAAACATTATCTGGCGGAGTTCAGGAAACATTTAAAGAAATTGTCGATTGGGTGACCAACCAAATAACAAGTTTGGCTGACACTATAATGAATTTTTTATCTGAAAATTTACCCAAATTTATAGGTAATGTATTATCTTCTGTTATGTCCACCGTAATGAATTATGCCAAAGAAAATCCAGGTTCTATTGCTACAGCGATTGCAGGTATGTTTGGTCCTTGGTGGATGAAAGCAATTGCTGCATTAACTGGTATTAAAAAAACTGTCACTGCTGTATCAGGTTTTGCAAAAGATGTAAGATATGGTGAAGAATCTGAATCTAAAATTAAAGAAGCGATAGGAATGGACCCGCATGGTGTTATCAATAAAGATAATGCTGATGATTTTCAAGATGTGCTTGATAAACCAGATATTCTAAGAAAACTTGCAAAAAAATCTCCAAAAGAAACAGACAAAGGTTATTCTGAAAGAATACAGAAACAAAATAAGTTATTAGAAGAATCCAGATATGCACAATTAAATCACATCAATGATTTATTAAAGGGCACCGATTATCATATTGATATGGATTCATACAATAAAGATATGGCTGCACAACCAACTGAAATTGATAGAATGAAACTTGACATTTCACCTTATATTGTTGACAACAAAGGAACACATTTAAAGAGTAGGAAAGAACTATATGATTTATTAGGACCGTTATATCTAGCTAAAAAAGTGGAACAACCATTGAAGAGTGGTATACAATCCGTGGCTGCTGGTATAAAAGAAAGTGTAACCGGAAAAATCAACACAGCCCGTGATGAAATTGTAAATTCTGAAAAATTCAAAAAATTAGAAGAAGATGTGCAACATATCAAAGAAACAACTCAGGAACAAACTGACCAGGTTTCGACTACTGCTTCAAGAGTTTATGGGCAAGCAAAAACAAAAATTAGTGAAACGTCCGACTCAGCAAGACAAACATATTCTGAGGTTACAAGTTCACCTAATCCCACGCAAAAAGCTTCTGAAATTATTTCTGAAAAAGCAAGTGAGGGTATTTCTGCAACAAAATCTTTATTTGATGATAAAGTGAAACCTTCATTAGAAAAAATTGATACTGGAGCTTTCATGGAAGAAGCAAAAAACCAGTATTTAAAGTTTTCTTCATTAATGTCGGATTTAAACGATCCAGAGAAACGTAACGAGATTGGAGCAAAATTACAGGAATTTGCACAAAATCCAATTGAAAAAATAAAAGAGATTGGACAGGATCCTGCTGAAGATCCATTTAATTTAAATGCAATATTTGAACAACAAAGACAGGCCTCGATTAATAATAATGTTATTAATACTGGCAGTACCACCACCGGTATCGAAGATTATTCGGCGATACCTGTTAGAAATTTATACTCGCCTTTTAGGAATTCTAACATACTCAGTACGGTGAACCCATAAAAAAGAAACCCGGCCGAAGCCGGGTTTTTTCAAGGTTATAGGAGATTAATCCTCTTCAGCCAATCTGGAGAAATACGCCATGTCATCATCATCTTCATTCGTTGAAGTATCCTGCCACGGTGCATCTTCCGCAGGAGGACGAGTCTTTGGTGCAGACTCCTTAATCTGTTCAACGGTTGTCTTTGGACGAACATCCCCAGCCAGACCAAGAACACGGTCGAGACGATTCTTCAGGTCATCATATGCCTTGAATTCCTTATCAGAAATAAGTTCCTGTAAGGAATGTTCTGACTTCCAAATCTTCTCCAGTTCATTATCATCATTCAAAAGTGGTGAAGAAGAACCGAATTCAGAAGAATCATAGTTCTGATACCCAGCAACCTTACGGATCTTCAACTTGAAATCCGCACCAGACCACATATCAAATGGATTGATAGGAGTTTCATCTGCAAAAGCAGGATTCATTGCTTCGGTAATCTTATCAAAGATTTTCTTACCAAACTTGAACAGTTTCACCTGACCTTCATTCTCAGGATGCTTTGGATCAGAAACGATATAAATGTTCGCAATATAATTCAGCTTACGCTTTTGCTTACGAACGATATCCTTATTGGCTTCAATACCAGAATTCCACAAAGTAGAATTGTGTTCACACACAGGACATTGTTGGTTCTTGGTGGTGAGACAGTTATCAATTAACCAACCACCAGGACCTTGGAAACCGTGGGAGAAAATCTTAACCCAAGGTAGAGCATCATCACCATCAACAGCTGGTGCAGGAAGGAAACGAATGGTAGCAATACCATTTCCAGCCTTATCAACCTCTGGTTTCCAGAAATTATTTGTATTATCTGAACCACCTTCAGATGTATTCAGTTGTTCCAGTGCCTTGGCTAACTTATCAAGGTTACCGGACTGACGCTTTAGATTTGCAAAACTAGACATTATTTACCTCTTGTATAACGGCGTATTACGGATTATCCACATTAGACATAATAAAAACTAAGTATAACATAATATATTACATGTGTCAAGTTATTATTTAGATATACATTTGAAGAATAGCAATGGTCGTATCCCAATCCTTATGGTAGACTGCAATACCACCAGCATTCTGCCAATCAGTGATATTCTTCTCAGTATCATCAATCAAAATCTTATCTGGTGCAGCATAATCTTTCTTATGCCTTTTACCAGGAACAAAAATTGGGTTAAATGTAATACCATGAGTTTGCAACCAAATCATTTTCTGTTTTGAGATTACGTCATAGTATTCTTCATTAGCAGTCGAAGAAAGAATATGAGTAGGTACTTGTGCCTTTCTCAGAAACTCAAGACCTTTTTGAGCATCAGGCATTAAATCAAGAGTTGCAAAATTATTATCAGCAACGAATTCGTGAAATAGTGGTTTAAATTTATCATATTTCTCTGCCTCACGGGGTTCCATATTATAAATTTCTCTATATCTCTTTACAAAG